AGCGATTCTCCTTTCTTTTTGATTCCGGCGCGCCGCAGTGCACCAAAATCAGAATAGGTGTGCTATCTGTCGTAGCACACTTATATCATAACACGAAAAATCTCGTTGTCAACACTTTTTTTTAAAAAATGTGAAAACAAAAAACCGCGATTTAAAGCCGGAAATATAAAAAAACGCCAAATGCAGGATATCAGACAGGCAATCAAAAGAAAGTCGTCCAATAGACTCTGCATTCGGCATTGATAGTATTATCATAACAAGAGAATCGTGTCAATACTTTCCGCGCGGCAGTATTTCTAAAAAGTGGAGCACCGATGATAATTTATCTGCATATCAAAATAAAAGAACCGATATCTGACCTCAGGCCTTAAGGCTCCAATTGCCGGTGGGGGAAGTCAAATATCGGTTCTGTATTAAAAATATCACGCTTTGGTATAAATGTCAACAATAAGATTAATGCTGATTTTAATATCGGTATCGCTGAACGCTTCGTTCCTCTCGGATTGAACAGCAAAAGAGCCTTACTGAGATACTGCTCCATTGTTCCTGCAACGAACATCGAGACACCTTTATTCGTAAAAGACACCTTGATTCCCATAAATCAGAGCACCGTGAAACAGCTTTTCAGGCGTCTGAAAGTGCAGGCTGATATCCCTCGGCTGCACCCTCATTTGTTGCGCCATTCCTTTGCTACACGGTACTTAGAGAACGGCGGGGACATTTACAGCTTGCAGTTGATTCTCGGTCATACCTCGCTCGAAATGGTCAAAAAGTATGTGCACTTGATTCCCTCAAAAACGGTAGTTAATTTTGCTTTTCTCTCGCCCTTGGATAACGCCCTCAAAAAAAGAAAAAACCCAGCAGTTACAAGGCTTGTAGCTGTTGGATTTCTCTTTTGGTGATCCATCGGAGATTCGAACTCCGGACACCTTGATTAAAAGTCAAATATGTAGTACATACATAGCAAATTGTGGAGAAAAGCACAACATATAGTGGCTTGGGTGTGCGCGACAGACGATAAATGCTAAACGGAAATCGGGCGTTACTACGGGATTACTACGGATTTTAAGATATCTTCGCCATTTCCTCATGGAGAGTTTTGTCTGATACAAGTGCATAGTATTTTAAGGTCGTGCTGTATTCTTCGTGACCAAGAATCATTTGTGTAGCTTCGGGTGATACACCGCTTTCTACCATCATTGTTGCACATGTTTTTCGGCAGCAATGGGGGGATAGACGCTTAACTCCTATCTCTTCAAGGCAGTCGTAATATTTTTTGCGCATGTAGCTCGAGCTGTATCCCTCACCGTCATCACGACATACTATTTTTTTACCTTGCTTTGCTACGAATGCTTCTATATACGGCTTAATCACCGGCAGAACAGGAACATGGCGATTCTCTCCGGCTTCGGTTTTTAGACCACCTATGAGCAGGGCTTGATCCGCTATGTAATCATCCGGAGTAAGGGCGAGTAGTTCAGAAATACGAAATCCCGTGTAAATCAGGATGAGAATGATATCGGCGTATGGGACATTAGCTTGTGCGGCAGCCTTTATCTTTTCCACTTCTTCAGCGGAAAATGGATGTATTTCGTTTTTCTTTTTCTTTGGGAGCTTAACGAATTTAGAATAGTCTTTGTAACAAATGTCTCGCTCCAACGCGAGCGCATAAAGACGCGAAAATGTGATTTTTATATACGATAGCGAAGTGCCGCTTTGTGCGCTGTATGCATCAATGCATTTCTGCATGTCTTCCGTTCTCAGCTCGCGCATTTTTATGCTTTTTACATCTTCGGGGATCTTCTTCCATGCGGCGTTGTAGCAGTCCTTTGATTGCTTAGCCAGGTTCTTATATTCGGCGCGGGAGAGCCACAAGGTGTGCAAGTCATCGACGGTCATATTGATTTCAACTACCGGGTGTTCGAGGTAGTGAGCCAGAACAGCTTTTGCCTCTTTGCTCGATGCGTAGTGCCCGAGGATTTCCTGCTTTTTAATCATCTTGCCTTGCTCGTCCAGGCTATAACTTGCCGGCAGCGCGACGACCCAGGGACGCCGCTTGATATCCTTGCGTTTATATACGCTGCCTTCACCGTTTTCACGCTTTGCCATTAAAAAATCCGCTCCTTTACTTGTGTTTCCTCAGAGCGGGTGATATAATAATTATGTCAATCCACTCTATACGCATGGTGTGTGTTGATGCCTGAGCCCTCGGTGCTGGAACACCGGGGGTTCTTTTATTTATTTATCTTTTTTTGCGTTCGGCGGTCTTGCTGTAATGATTGATACTTTCCAACTCAGGATAATAAGTGCCGAGTCCGTGTCGGCAGCCTTCATGGAATAAACCTTGTGCCATCGCTTCAGATAGTAGCATATAATTACCATCTTTTCTTGAACCGCCGGAGTATACGTCATCGATTAGAATTTTATTTTCAAACTTCTTGCATATCTCGCACGCACTGCTGTGATGTGAGACAATAACGAGGTGTTCTCCAAGCGCTTTCCTTATTTCTCCGTCACGGGCGAGTGCTTGTGTTGCGGAAATCTTTTTATTTGTTGCACTTCTTACGGGAGTTGGGGTCTTGACCGATTGTGGTTTCTTTTTAAGATCTTTTGAAATATCGTTCTGCGGAGTTGATTTATCCTTTTTTTCATTGCGTTTAATGATTATTATCGCCACGATGACTATGGCTACTATAGCGAGAAAAGCAATAAGACATCACCTGTTTATATTTAAGAATTTGTTTTAATCGTGTCGGCGCTGGCAGAGGTCGGTGCTTTTTTTCTTTAAAGTTTCTATTGACAACATCAAAAAATGGGTCTACAATATGAATCGAACAAAAGTTCGAGAAAGGAGCCTCGCAAGATGAATAAAAAAGACTTTATAGAAAAATTAAGTGAGCTTTCGGATGAAAATCTTACTTATCTTTTTCTTGCTGCGCAAGCATTGATTCAAGAAGAGTTTCAAGCAAAGCTTGATTGCGAGGATTCAGCCTCCCATACATCTCTGTAAGATTTTGTATTTTTGTCCCTGCGGAAGCGGGGACACTTTTTTTTCCATCACCATTTATATAATCTAGGGAAACACCAAAGAAATCAGCAAAAATAAGGACAAAACTCATACTGGCTTCTTGAGTACCGTTTTCCCATTTGCTTATTGTTGTTCTGTTGATAGCGGTTCCATATTTCGTGTTGACTGTATCGACAAGCTCCTGTTGAGTAAGCCCTTTTGCTTTTCTCAGCTCTCTGAGCTTCTTTCCAAAAGTATGAGTCATCTATACCACCTCGAAAATATAATATCATGCATTTACCGCAAAAGCAACATTTTAATGAAAAAAACTTCCAAAAAGTGTTGACAACGGTACAAAACCGTGTTATTCTAAATGTACCGAAAGCGGTACAAAAGGAGGTGAAGAAATGAAGAAAAACAGGCATAAAAAGCACCCGGAGTACTACGCTATACCCGCGTATCAAAGGTTGGCGCGTCTATCTGATGAGGATGTAGCAAACTATTTAGGCGTGACTGTACGAACTTATAAGGACAAAATAAACGGATATAGCGATTTTTCAAACGCGCAAGGTGAGATGCTTGCGCGCCTTTTGAATCAACCGCAGAGAGATCTCTTTTTAACTTAAAATGTACCGAAAGCGGTACAAAAGGAGGCTAACAGCTGAATCTTAAAAAAGCTGAAAAAAAGAAAGAGAGGTGGGAATATGAAAATTTATGCCGTAATAATTACATTACTTTGTATCGGCATGTTCGTCGGCTATATCAAATACAAGATAAGCACGCAGGCGCTGTCGTATTATTTGACGACAAAAAGCACCGCTCCAACCGATGACGAGCTGAAGCGGTGTGCTGAGTGGGTGATAAAAAATTGGTTCAGGAAATAATTGAAAACTGCGATTTTATCAGATTGGTGACAACATTTGAAGCTATCTGAACCAATGCGGAAAGCGAGGCGGAACCGATTTGCCCGGCAATGTTTTTGACATTTGTCCAGACCTCATTCTTACGGACATTTGCGATAAACTCATGTCCAAGCGGTGTGAGATCCTTGATGAGACAGTCACCCGTCATTGTCCACATCTCCACATCGAGTAGGTTTGACCATTGACATTGACGAACATGGTAAAGAATTTCATCATGCTGATACTTGCTCTCCAACCCAAACATGTTGTCATCAGTGAGGCGAAGCATTTGGTTAAATGAGGTATTTTCTTCGACCACAAAGAGAATATCCCTGATACAGTCAGGATTCAGTTTCACATTATTCACCCCCTTTCAGAGAAAGTATATCGCACAAAAAGAAATAAAACAAGGAAGGAGGAAAAGAGGTGGACAACCCGCTGTTATTCAAAATATGTTTCGCTGTGGTAACCGGTAGCTTGGTCTCTAAAATCATCGCGCTGTGTGCAACTGCGAAATCCAAGAAAAGAAAGAATGGTAATAATGCCACCCACAATGGTGATAAGCAATCCCAACTTTTGGGCGGAATCCCAGAATGCAGCCCTTTTCTTGTGGCGCTTGCTGTTTGGGTGATCGTGGTTTGCGTTGTCATCATCGGCATCGTTGGTGGATGACGATTCATTTGCAAGAAAATGTGCTGTTGGCTGCTTGTGAGGAACATCGGCACTCTGTACGGCGCAGGGTTCGGATAAAAATGGAATTGCGCCGGTCGCTATTTCCTTCAAAAAGTCCTCCGCCTCCGGTTCGGTAAGGCTCGATGAGGTAATCGAAACATAACACGCATACGAAGAGCCGTGTGGATTGTGCTCGTCAATGGATAGATAAAAGTAAGCACTCTCTTCGATGCTGCTGTTGTAAAGAAAAGTTATGGAACTGAATGCGGTGCTATCGGAAAAATGTTTTTTAAACTCGTCGAAAGTGTATTTGACTTCATCACATATGCCGCGGCATACAACAATCACCGACCGATAATCTTTAGTCATCGGAATCAATGTTATGTATTCGTTCTCAATGATTTTGAAGAGTTTCAACAAAGAAAACTTTTCGACTTTCCAAGAAGCGGAAACCGAGAGATTAACATCTTGTGTTTTGGAAATTCGCATAGCGCACCTCTGTAATTTTTTATTATTAATTATAAACGATATATTGTAAAAAGTCAAATAAACCAAATCAATATGTTGTGGAAAGGAGCTCAATGAATATCGCTCAATTTTTGCGCCAATGCCGTAAAGAATCCGGTTTGTCGCTAAAGCAGTTGGAAATAAAAAGCGGCGTGCCGGCATCGACGATTTCTTTTTACGAGCTGGGACGGGTAGAACCCACCGTGTATCGAATGGACGCGCTATTAAAGGCGCTCGACCAATCGGTCATACTCGGAAAAGATTCAACTTTATTTAAATGAAAGGAGGAAAACACCATGCGTAAAAAAATGGCACTTATGTCAGTCGACGAGGCGTCAATGTACCTGAGAGAGGTTATCTACATACCGCCGCATCAGATTCGTCTGCTCGCGAGGGAGGGGAAATGCACCTTCTGTATCGCAATCAAAAATCCGAGCGGGTCGTACTCGTACCACATTAGGCTTGACCGGCTTGAGCAGTTCAAGCGCGGAGACATTGGTCTTATGGTGAGCTAAGGGCAAAAACAGAAAGGAGACATCAAAATGACAAAAGGATTTTTAACAATTGCCGCAGTGCTGGCGCTTGTCCTGCTTTTCGCGGCGGCAGCGGTTCCGGAGACAGAACCGATTACCGCGCCTGAACCGACGGTATCGGCGCAGATACCCACAGCACGCTACCGGTTGACCGCAGACGAGCGAGAGCTTATATGCGAGGTTGTTATGGCTGAATCGGGAATCGAGCCGTTTGATGGCAAAATGGCGGTCTCACAGTGCATTTTAAATGCGTGTGAAAAGACCGGCAAACGCCCCGTGGAGATAGTTGCGGAGTATGGTTACACCGACCGCCGGGTAGAACCGAACGCAGAGACGAGGGAAGCCGTCGCCGCGGTCTTTGATGCCGGCGAGACGGTGACAGACGCGAAGATACTTTTCTTCTACGCACCGGCGCTTGTGAGCAGCGAATGGCATGAATCGCAGACCTATGTCTGCACTATCGGCGGGCACCGATTTTTTGAGGAGGGGTAACGTGGGCTGGGAAAAGGGTCTGTCCGAAGCCGACGTATGGACGATTAAGGCTTTTAGACAAAAACAGGAATGGTCATATGGTCGGAAGGTGGCTCACGCGAGAGAGGTTGCAGAGTTTTTCGTGCAGGAGTGCGAGAAGCGGGGGTTGAATTGCCATGTTTCCGTCGGAGGACTGGACAGCATCACACTGCTACTATTTCTGCGCGATATCGGAATTGACGTTCCTGCTGTGAGTGTCTCAAGCCTCGAAGATGTAAGCATTCAGCGCGTACATAAGCAGCTCGGTGTTGAGCGCTTAAAGCCGGCGCTCCGTTCGGATGGTAAGCCGTGGACAAAGGCGCAGATTCTACAGGAGTTCGGGTTTCCTGTTCTGTCCAAGGAAAAGGCAAACAAAATCTACCTATTACAAAATCCCACTCCTGATAACGCAACAGTCAGACACGCCATAATTACAGGCGAGACAGGCGAATATGGCGGGAACCGTACCAATAGCCGAATGAAACTGCCGCAAAAATGGCTAAATTTGTTCGGCGGATATGAAAACGAGAATGAGGGCGTTGAATATCAAAAACCCAACTTTCTTGTGAGTGACAAATGCTGTTATTACCTCAAGGAGAAGCCCTGTAATGATTGGGCTAAAGAGCACAACAGTGTTCCGTTTCTTGGTCTTATGGCTTCGGAGGGAGGCAGAAGAGAGAAGAGCCTGATGCTCAATGGATGCAATTATTTCGGGGAAACATCCATAAGATCCTGCCCGTTTGCAATATTCACGAGACAAGACCTTTTAAAGCTTGCGACAGAATTAAACGTTCCAATTCCTGAAATATACGGCGAGATTAAGTCGCGTAATCAGAGGTGGGAGGGTGACATAGGAGAGCTGTACACCACAGGAGCGCAAAGGACGGGCTGTTCCATGTGCGGCTTTGGCATACACCTTGAAGAACGCCCACATCGATTTGACCGACTTCGGGAGAAAAACGAAAAAGAGTGGGAATTTTGGATGTACCGATGCGTGACCGACCCAAAGACCAATGACAGATATGGCTGGGGCAGGGTGCTGGACTACATAGGGGTGCAGTGGGAGGACAGATATATCGATTGGAGCGAAAGACAAATGAGTTTTTTTGAGGAGAAAGAAAATGGCACTTAAATTTGCAATTCAAACCGCTTTTGAGATCCTTGTCGTCGTGCTTATCATCTATGGCTTTTGGCATGAGGACAAGCTCATAGCTTTTGAGGACGACCTCAAAGCAAAAATTTTAAACAGAAAGGAGACAAAACGCAATGGGAAATCAGACGACTAAAAGCCCGTTCGACGTGCAAATCCTATCCGCCAGGCTAAAAGACCTGATGCGCGAAAGCGTGCCGAAAGTCACGCAGAAAGACCTTGCAGCGACGCTCGGCACTGCGCCTAACATGGTATCGGCATATATGCGCGGCAAGAGCTGTCCGTCGCTGCCGATGGCGGTGAACATAGCGCAGTATTTTGATGTGTCAATTGATTATCTCGCCGGCTTGACCGACCATCGGCGGCAGCAAGTAATCGTGTCAGCACCGGCACCGGCGCCGAAGCGCGGACGAGACCCGTGGCGCAAAATGGCGATTTGCAACAGCTGTGACTGGCGCAGACGCATGGCAGCGCCGTGCGGCGACTGGGACGGCAAGGCATGTATGTACACCCACGAGACCGGGATTTTTCGCGAATCGCCGCCGGCGGACGATTACTGCGCATATTATAAAAGCCGCCAACGCTGAGTGGGCAGCGAAGACGGCAAAGGTAAAACCTCAACATCATGATAACACGAAGGGAGACTAACGTCAAATGAAGATAAACAGCCTTGAGCTCGAGAATGTAAAGCGTATTAAGGCGGTCAAAATCGAGCCCACCGAAAACGGTCTGACTGTGATAGGCGGGCGTAACGGTCAGGGTAAGACCTCTGTGCTCGACAGCATTGCATGGGCGCTTGGGGGCGATAGATTTCGTCCGTCAGAGCCACAGCGTGAGGGTTCTGTACTGCCGCCCAATCTCAAAATCACAATGGACAGCGGCATCATAGTGGAGCGCACCGGGAAGAACAGCACCTTGAAGGTCACAGACCCTACCGGCAGAAAAGGCGGTCAGCAGCTTATAAACGAGTTTATTTCTCAGCTTGCGCTTGATTTGCCGAGGTTCATGACCGCATCAAACAAGGAAAAAGCCAACACACTTTTGCGCATAATCGGCGTTGGAGACAGGCTCGCACAGCTTGAGCACGACGAGACGGAGCTCTACAACAAGCGCCACATGATTGGACAGATAGCCGATCAGAAACTCAAGTATGCCAGAGAGATGACGGAGTATCCGGATGTACCGGAGCAGCTGATTTCCGCATCCGAGCTTATCAAACAGCAGCAAGGTATTATGGCGCATAACGCCGAGAATAAGCGCAAGCGTGACCGAGCCGCCGAGATACAGCATCACTATGACGCCGTCAACAGCAAAATAAACGGAATCCAGGCTGAGCTTCAACGTCTTATGACTGAGCAGCAGAGCCTTATGGATGACCTCAGAATTGCGCACATGGAGACGGAGCACCTCGAGGATCTGAGCACCGCCGAGCTTGAAGAGGACATTGAAAATGTTGAGAAAATCAACATTAAAATCCGTGCCAACCTTGAAAAAGAGAAAGCGGAAGAGGATGCGAAAGCGTATCAGACTCAGTACAGCCAGTTGACGAACGAGCTTGAAGATGTCAGGCAAAAGAAAACCGACTTGCTCAAGTCCGCACAGCTTCCGTTGCCGGGGCTGTCGGTCAAGGATGGCGAGCTGACATACAACGGCTTCAAGTGGGACAATATGTCCGGAGCGGATCAGCTCAAGGTTTCCACGGCCATCGTGCGCAAGCTCAACCCCAGTTGCGGGTTTGTGTTGCTTGATAAGCTCGAGCAGATGGATCTTGACACTCTTGCTGAGTTCGGCAAATGGCTTGAGTCTGAGGGGCTGCAGGCAATAGCAACGAGGGTCAGCACCGGCGATGAATGCAGTGTACTTATAGAGGACGGATATGTGGTGAACGAACCGACGGAGACTAAAAAAGAGACTAAAAAAGCATGGAAGGCAGGACAGTTTTAATGAACATAACATCAGGAATAATCGAAGATGCACAGCGGGTCATAGTTTACGGTCCGGAGGGAATCGGCAAATCAACCTTTGCTTCCAAGTTCCCGGGCGCGATTTTCATCGACACGGAAGGCAGCACAAAGAGGTTGAACGTTAAGCGTTTTGACAAACCGAGCAGTTGGACGATGCTTCTCGAAGAGGTCAAATATGTTCGCGATCACCCAGAACTGTGTATGACGCTTGTCATCGACACAGCGGACTGGTCAGAGCAGCTTGCAAGTAATCATATATGTTCCGTAAATCACAAACAGAGCATTGAGGACTTCGGATACGGCAAGGGCTATACAAAGCTCTACGAAGAGTTCGGCAGGCTTCTTGACCTGCTCAATGAGGTTATATCAAAAGGTATTAACGTCGTGCTGACCGCTCACGCCAAAATGCGTAAGTTTGAGCAGCCGGACGAGCTCGGCGCATACGACCGCTGGGAGATGAAACTTTCAAAAAATGTCGCGCCGATCGTAAAAGAATGGGCAGACACGGTTCTCTTCGTCAACTATAAGACGTTCGTGATAAAGGACGAGAAGACCGACAGCAGAAAGGCACAGGGCGGCAGAAGGGTAATGTATACCAATCATCATCCCTGCTGGGATGCGAAGAACAGATATGGGCTGCCGGACGAGGTCGATTTCGATTTCAGCGTTATCGCACCGTTTATTCCGTCTTCCGGTGCATATGTCGCAGCGGCGCCGGAAGATAAGCCGCAGACGAATGCGCTGCCCGACCCGCCGAAAAAAAGCATAGAGGAGCTCAAGGCAAAAATCGACGAGTTTACCGCCGATGCCGATGAGCCTACCCCGAACACTGAGAACACTGAACCGAGTTCTGGCTTACCGGCAGCGCTGCGTGAACTCATGACGGCGAACAACGTTACCGAAGATGAGCTTAGAAGTGCGGTAGCGTGGAAAGGTTACTTCACTGCCGACACGCCGATTCTCAATTATGGCGAAGCTTTCATTAACGGCTGCCTTATCGGCGCATGGGAGCAGGTCTACGATATCATCGTCAATCATATAAGAAAATTTTAAATAAAAAGGAGTATTAACCATGAACGAAAACTACAACACCAACAGGAACGACGCCCTCGACTGGGACAGTGTAATCGAAGCCGAAAACGAATTTGTACTTCTGCCGGAAGGGGAATATGAATTCACCGTTAAAAGCTTTGAGCGCGGCTATTTCAACGGCTCGGAGAAAATGTCTGCCTGCCCGAAGGCAGAGCTTACGCTTCAGATAGACGCGCCGCAGGGCACAGCAATCGTCAAACATAATCTTTTCCTCTCGCGTAAAACAGAAGGGCTTGTGTGCGCGTTCTTCATCGCTATCGGTCAGAAGAAACACGGCGAACCTCTGAGAATGAACTGGGCGCAGGTTGTAGGTTCAAAAGGCCGCTGCAAGATAGGGCAGAGGCTTTACAACGATAATTATTACAATGAGGTCAAGAAATTCCTTGAGCCGGACGAATCCACTCAGCGTCCCGCTTTCACTCCGGGGAATTTTTAATCCTTGGACGCGAGACCTTATCAGCTGGAGGCAGAACGGGCAATATTCAACGAGTGGGCGAGCGGCAATAACCGCACATTGCTTGTCCTGCCGACCGGCACCGGCAAAACAGTCGTTTTCGCTAATGTTGCGAAGCAGTGTGTTCAGAACGGTGAGCGGGTTCTTGTGCTCGCTCACCGCGGCGAATTGCTTGAACAGGCAGCGGACAAAATACTGAAATTTACCGGCTTGATGTGCGCCACAGAGAAAGCCGAAGAAAGCTGCCTCGGCAGCTGGTACCGTATAACCGTTGGCTCGGTGCAATCCTTACAGAGAGAAAAACGGCTTGAACAGTTCGACAGCGACTATTTTGACGCCATAATCATCGACGAGGCGCATCACTGCCTTTCCGATGGTTATCAGCGCGTGCTTGAGCACTTTGGAGACGCGCATGTCTTAGGCGTCACCGCTACGCCGGACAGAGGCGATATGCGCAATCTCGGCACATACTTTGATTCCCTTGCTTATGAATACACTCTTCCGCAGGCTATCAAAGACGGTTATCTTGCGCCGATAAAGGCTCTTACAATTCCGCTGAATCTCGACCTGACGGGAGTTGCAATGCAGAACGGAGATTTCAAGGCGGCCGATATCGACAACGCCCTGGATCCGTATCTGTATCAGATTGCCGACGAGATGATAAAGAACTGCAAAGAGCGCAAAACAGTCGTGTTTCTGCCGCTTATAAAGACCTCACAAAAATTTCGGGATATTCTGAATGAGCGCGGTTTCAAGGCTGCAGAAGTCAACGGCGGAAGTCAGGACAGAGCGGAGATAATCGAAGCGTTTGAGCGCGGCGAATATAATGTGCTCTGTAACTCCATGCTCTTGACGGAAGGCTGGGACTGCCCGGCGGTCGATTGCGTCATCGTGTTAAGACCGACAAAGGTCAGAAGCCTATACAGTCAAATGGTCGGGCGCGGAACGCGCCTTGCGCCTGGCAAGAAGGATCTTCTGCTGCTCGATTTCTTGTGGCACACTGAACGCCATGAACTTTGTCATCCTGCTCATCTGATATGTGAAAACGAAGAGGTCGCAAAAAAGATGACGGAGAATATCGAAGCGGCAGGCTGTCCGGTCGATATTGAGGCTGCCGAGCAGCAAGCGGAGAGCGATGTTGTCGCTCAGCGCGAAGAGGCTCTTGCGGCACAGCTCAAGGAAATGAGGAAGCGCAAGCGCAGACTTGTCGACCCGCTGCAGTATGAAATGTCGATTTCCGCGCAGGATCTTTCAAGCTATGTTCCGGTGTTCGGTTATCAAATGTTACCGCCTAGCAAAGAACAAATTGATGCATTGGAGAAATGGGGTATACTTCCCGATAATATTGACAATGCAGGCAAAGCAGCGAAACTTCTTAATTGTCTTTCAAAAAGAAGAGACGAAGGATTGGCTACTCCACGACAAATTCGGTGCCTTGAACGATATGGCTTTAAGCATGTAGGCACATGGACTTTCGATGCTGCCACAAAGCTAATAGAGCGTATAGCTTCCAACTCATGGCGAATACCTCACACGATTTCCCCGGATGACTATATTCCTGAATAAAAAGAGCAGGAGAAATCATATCTCCTGCTCGGCTTCGGCTTCCATTTCCATTATATCCCCGGGTTGAACATTTAATGCCACACAAATTTTTTCAATCACTTCTGTAGTCACAGTTTCACCTTTTGAAAGTTTGGCTAAAGTGGGCGATGATATTTTGGCTTTTGTAAGCAAATCAGTTTTTTTCATGCCCCTGCGTTGTAATATGTCAAAAAGCTTGTAATATTTAATCGGCATAAAAGCACCTCCTATTTATTAGTATAGATTAATTTAAAACAAAAGTCAACTAAATTTTGTTAGCGATTGTTAATTTTTTTCTTGACTTCTTAATTAATATATGCTAATCTTTTGTTAGCGATAGTTAATAAAACTAAGCTAAAACTAACACGAGGAGCGCATGTTATGAAAAAAACAGCATTCGAACGAATTACGGAGTATGAAACAGCGGTAATAGAATTAGAAAGAGCCGAATCTCTTTTAGCTCTACTTTATGAAGAAATCGATGAGGCAATTTCAGCGTCATTGTCAAAAGAAACTTGGAAAAGCCAGTACTGTTGTGATAGGGCTTCGATTTCTGAAGCGTTGGCTACGGCTGTTTCGCAAAACATATCAGCGGTAAAAGATGCTTTAAGTAAGCTTATAAAGGAGGAACGATAATGAGTACTAAAGGATTAATAGATTTAACGGGACTTAGATTTGGCAGGCTTTATGTTGTTAAACGCGCTGAAAGGAATATTGGAAGTCATTCGGCTTGGCTTTGTAGATGTGATTGTGGTAGCGAAAAAATAATAAGAGGGGATCACTTGCGGTATGGAAAAACAATTAGTTGCGGTTGCTATGAAAACGAGGCACGAGCTAATGGAAATAACACAAAACACGGTGGCAAAGGAACGAGACTTTATTCCATTTGGAGCGGTATGATTAAACGCTGCAATAATAGTAATTGTAAATCCTATTACAATTATGGTGGTAGGGGAATAAAAGTTTGTGATGAGTGGAAGAAATCTTTTAGCTCATTTCGCACATGGGCACTTAATAACAGCTATAATGACGAGCTGTCTATCGACCGAATAGATGTTAATGGCGATTACGAACCACTGAACTGTCGATGGGCTACAGCCAAAGAACAAGCCAATAATAGAAGACCAAGGAAAGACCGGAGGCAATGACGATATGACAGAAGAAAAGCTCGACCTGAAAGAGCTGATAAAATACATAGACCCGACTGCTTGCACATATTCCGAATGGGTGGAAGTCGGCATGGCGCTTAAGCATGAGGGATACAGCTGCGATGACTGGGATGAATGGTCCCGACCGGACAAGCGCTATCATTCCGGCGACTGTGAAAAGAAGTGGCAGACCTTTAACGGCTCTGCCGCTCCGGTTACGGCGGGGACTATCGTTCAGATGGCAAAAGATAACGGCTGGCATTTTCAGGCAGATGACGGCGCACTCGATTGGGACAGCGTAATAGGAGAAAAGAAAGACGAGCTTATCCTCGTTGACAAAAGCTGGATTGAGGGCAAGGAGCTGAACATACCTGATGAGTGGAATCCGGTGGAGCAAATCACCAAATATCTCGAAACGCTCTTTGAGGCGGGGGAGACGGTCGGTTATGTCACCGAAAGCTGGGAAAAAGACAGTAAATACCTGCCGACGAAAGGCGTGTATACCAGGACTGCGGGAGAGCTTATAGAGGCTCTGAGCAAATGCGAGGGCGACATAGGTCGCGTAATAGGCGACTGCAAGCCGGAGGCGGGGGCGTGGATACGCTTCAATCCTCTGGACGGCAAAGGCGTCAAAAATGAAAATGTGACGGAGTTCCGATATGCTCTGGTCGAATCCGATACGACCGACATCACCCATCAAAACCAGATAATACGCGAGCTCGAGCTGCCGATTGCCTGTCTCGTTTACAGCGGAGGAAAGAGTCTGCACGCCATTGTACGCATCGATGCCGCAAACTTTGACGAATACCGCAAGCGTGTTGATTACCTCTATGATGTATGCAAGAAAAACGGCATAGATATCGACCGCCAGAACAAAAACCCGTCGCGGCTGAGCCGTATGCCGGGCGTAGAGCGCAACGGAAAGAAGCAGTATCTGCTCGACACAAACATCGGCAAGAGTTCATGGAACGAATGGAAAGAATGGATTGAAAGCATAAACGACGACCTGCCGGATCCGGAGAGCGTCGCCGATGTGTGGAACGACCTACCGGAGCTTGCGCCGCCGCTTATAGACGGAGTGCTGCGGCAGGGACACAAAATGCTTGTCGCAGGACCGTCAAAGGCCGGTAAGTCTTTTGCGCTGATAGAGCTGTGCTGCGCCATAGCCGAGGGGCGCGAATGGCTGGGCTTCAAATGTACCCAGGGCAAGATAATGTATGTCAATCTCGAGCTTGACCGTGCAAGCTGCCTGCACCGTTTTAAAGATGTCTATACAACGCTCGGCTGGGCTGCGGAAAACCTGCATAACATCGATGTGTGGAACCTGCGCGGCAAGTCCATTCCGATGGATAAACTCGCGCCGAAGCTCATCAGACGCGCTGCAAAGAAAAACTATATCGCCATTGTCATTGACCCGATTTATAAAATCATCACCGGCGACGAAAACAGCGCAGATCAGATGGCACATTTCTGCAACCAATTTGACAAGGTCTGCACCGAACTCGGGTGTGCGGTAATCTACTGCCACCACCATTCAAAAGGCGCTCAGGGCGGCAAGAGGAGCATGGACAGAGCGTCCGGCAGCGGAGTGTTCGCCCGCGACCCCGACGCGCTGCTCGACCTCATAGAGCTCGATATAACCGACGGTATCCGCAAACAGCAAGAGGACAAGGCGCAGTGTGAAATCTGCCTTAAATGGATGCGCCGCTTCAAGCTGCCGGAACCGTCGCAGGACGAAGAGAATACCGCGCACGAGCTGCTCAAAATGTGCGGCGAGAGTCTGTCTCCGGCATCCCGCGATCTTATGCTTGCCGAAGTCAGAACAGCGTGGAACAGCATAGAGCAGCGTACCGCGTGGCGCGTCGAGGGCACCCTGCGTGAGTTCCCGAAGTTCGCTCCGGTCAATCTTTGGTTCGATTACCCCGTGCATCGGATAGATGATACCGGCGTGCTGGAGGATATAAAGCCGGAAGATGATAGACCGGCGTGGAACAAGACCTGGCAGAAAAATTTTAAAGGTAAAAAAAGCAATAATGATCGGAGTAAAGAACGTAAAAACGGCATCTATACCGCTTTTCAAGTTTGCAGCGCAAATGGAAAAGTAATGATTTCTGACCTTGCGGAGTACACGGGAAAAAGCGAAAAGACTGTAAGGAGGCACCTCGAAGAACATGGTGGATTTTGGGTTTCTGATAATGAAGTAGGATTAAAATGACAAGGACAAGGTCGGTGTTTTGTCCTGCGTGTCTTTTAGACAAAGTCGGGACACACACCGTGTTTGTCCGTGTAGACAAAATCGGGACAAAATCCGAGTTTGTCTCGGACAGACAAAAGCACTTATATATTTCATATATAAGTGGGGAATGTCCCTTCCCTCAAAGTCAAGGGAAAGAAGTGTGGCGGCTTAGGCTGCCGCCGCACACAACTTCTTCCCTACCTTGACAAGGGCGATTTTCAAAAACAAAAAAGAAAGGAAACTGAAATGACAACTGAATTTTTTATGCCGATGCATCCGCCCACGGTAACGCATCATGACAAAAAGATAACCGTCAAAAACGGTAAGGCGATAATGTACGATTCAACCGAGCTGAAAGCGGCAAGAGGTAAGCTGACGGCACACCTGGCAGAACACATTCCGCAGGAACCGTATTCAGGCGCAGTTAGGCTGATGGTCAAATGGTGCTTCAGCAATACAGGGACTAAGCACAGAGACGGGGAATGGAAAACCTCGAAGCCCGATACGGACAATCTCGAGAAAGCCTTAAAAGACTGCATGACCCGCCTGCACTTTTGGAGAGACGATGCTCAGGTCACTTCGGAGATTTGTGAAAAGTTTTGGGCTGCCGTGCCGGGAATTTATGTGAGAATCGAGGAGCTGCCATGCTGAAACAAATAACCCAGGAAGAGACCAACAGGCGTTACGTACGGGAACAGACAAGCGACCGGGAAACACACTGCTTAAGATGTTATTACTGCTGCAAGATATTCGAGGCAGATGATAATGACCGGCACGACTGTCCGAGATGCGGCCGGGAACTCATTGAAATGGGATTTTTGAAAGTGAGTGATGGCAGTGCCTGAGATGTGTCCGGATGAGCATTGTGTGTTTCTCGTCCAGACCGGCGGAGAAAAGCCTCTGTGCCCGTTTTGGCATTGTCTGAAGCCGGAGATTGAAAAGCACGACAAAACCCGAGAGGAGGCTGTTAAATGACGCTTAAAGAGTTGTCGCAGCTATACTACCTTGACAAGGAGATAGAGCTTGACCGTGAGAGGCTTGCGGAACTGCGGGCAAATTTGCTCTGTCCGAGGTCGCCTCACTACGACGGTATGCCGCATAGCCCGAACCCTGAGCCTGCGCTTGAACGCTGCATAGCGGAGATAACGGATCTCGAAGCTATAATCCAGGCTAAAATCGAGCAGCGCATATATGAGCGCAGCCGACTTGAGCGCTACATATCGGATATTCCCGACAGCCTGACCCGGCAGATATTCACGCTGCGCTTTATCGAGGGACTGACATGGGAAGATGTGGCGGCAAAGGCTGGCGGTAATAACACCGCGAAGAACTGTAGCAATATTTGTTATCGCTATATTCGGCAAAGTTGAGGACAATGAGGAATTCATTTCTGTTAGCATTAGGATGAAGAATGTTACCGATATTCTATTCTTCATTTTTATGTCCCCTTTCACCACGCCTGCCTCGCGGCGTCATAAATAGCGGGGCTTTTGATTTACGACAAGAACGGAGGTGAACCCATGACCGACAAGCAAAGGCGGTTTGCAGATGAGTATATCGTCGACTGCAACGCGACAAGAGCATACAAGGCTGCTTATCCGCATGTGAAAAACGATGCGACGGCATCAGCGGCGGGAACCAGAATGTTAGGAAATGTTAATGTCAAATCCTACATCGAAGCAAAACTCGAGGAGCTGAGCTCGAAAAAGATAGCCGATGCGCAGGAGGTCATGGAGTACCTCACCGCCGTGATGCGCGGAGACAGCACGGCGAGCGTTGTGGTAGTGGAAGGTCAAGGCGACGGCTGCTCGGCGGCAAAGGTGCTGGATAAGCCGCCGGACGAGAAGGAGCGCCTGAAGGCTGCGGAGCTGCTTGGAAAGCGTTTCAGCCTGTTTAAGGATGGAATTGAAGCTAAGATAGAACCGTCTGACAAGCTCGACAGTATTCTGAGGCAGTTGAGCAGCAATGAGTGAGGTCCTGCTGAGTAAGAAGTTCCGCGATTTCCTCCGCTGCCGCTCGGCGTCGGTCGAGTTCCTCGAGGGGACGACCTATGCCGGCAAGACTACAGTCGGCATCATGAAGTTCATGTTTCGCGTCGCGGCGAGTCCGAAAAAGATTCACATCGTCAGCGGTCTGGACACCGGAACAATAGAAAAAAACATCATCAACAAGGAACTCGGCATTATAGATGTGTTCGGTTCCCGGGTAGAATACAACAGCGGCGGTAAGGGTCAGTACAGCTTGCCGCATATCGTCTTTCGCACAGGAGCAGAGGACAAAATAATCTATGTGCTCGGCTACGACAACAAAGCTCGCTGGAAAAAGGCTCTGGGCGGCCAGTATGGCTGCCTTTATATCGACGAGATAAACATTGCGGATATGGAGTATGTGCGCGAGGCGGCTATGCGTTGCGATTATCTGCTTGCTACGCTCAACCCCGACGACCCGAACCTGCCGGTGTATTCGGAATATATTAACCGTTCCCGACCGTTGCCCGAATATGCAGATGACGCGCCGACGGAACTGCTTGAGATGCTTTCCGAGCCGGCAATGCCCGGATGGGTGTGGTGGTACTTCTCGTTTGACCACAATGCCGCCCTGACACCCGAAAAGCGGCAGCAGATTATAAGCAACGTTCCCGCCGGCACGAAGATATATAAAAACAAAATACTCGGATTGAGAGGACGAGCCACCGGGCTTGTCTTTTCTAATTTTGACCGCAAGCGGCATGTTATATCAAAAGCGGCGATACGCAAGCGCTTAGAGGATGAGAATGATCCGTTTGAATTCATCGCGTTTTCGTCCGGGCTGGATACGGCGTATTCCTCGCAGTCTCCGGACACGATAGCAATGATGTTTCTCGGCATCACCGCCGACCGCAAGGTAATATGCCTGGACGAGCGGGTCTATAACAACCGAGACATCAGCGAGCCGATAGCGCCGAGCGACACGGTGCGCAACTACATTGACTTTTTGGAGCGCAACCGCAAGGAGTGGGGGCTCGCACGGAATGTCTTTATCGATTCCGCGGACCAGGCGACCATGACGGAACTTTTGAAGTACCGTCGGAATAACGCCTGTCTTTATTCTTTCAATAACGCCTATAAGGCGACAAAGATAATTGACCGTATAAACCTGCAGCTCGGCTGGCTGCACACGGGGCATTACCTTGTGTGCGACCACTGCAAGAACCACATCGCAGAGCTCGAATTGTACAGCTGGCAGCAGGACAAAGACAATCAGCCGGAAGACCGAAACGACCACACAATAAATGCGTCGCAGTACGGATGGCTGCCGTATGTTAAGCAGATCGGCGCAGTAACAGGAGGGTGATTAAATGAGCCTAGGCGACAGAGTCAGAACCGCCGTAAGGAACTTTTTGAATATCAGCACAGATAACGGAGTGTCTATAAATATCCATCAGCTTATGGACCATGACGCCGAAGTATTTAAAGACCGTATCTGGTATCGCGGCAGGGCGAACGAAATCGAAGAGCTTTATGCGCATATTCAGGACAACATAGGCAACGGACACTTTTGGGGCAGCAAGCCGACGCGCGGAATGAAGATCCGCAAAATTCACACCGGGCTGCCGTCACTGATAGTCGATACGCTGACCGATGTTTGTGTCGGAGACCTGTATGCTATTACCGTTGATGACCCCGACATGGGGAAGGTGTGGGAGGACATAGCCGAAGAAAACCTCATAACCGACATAATAAGCGACGCCGTCCGAGATACTTTGTATCTGGGTGACGGCGCTTTTAAATTGTCGTATGACCCCACGGTTAGCAAATTGCCGATTATTGAGTTCTATCCTGCTGACCGTGTGGATTTTGAGTATAACCGCGGCAGAATCAGTGCGGTTGTTTTCAAGACAAAGCGGACTATCAATCAGAAGCCGTATCTGCTCAAAGAGCGGTACGACTATGACAGCATAACATATTCGCTGGTGGATGTGTCGAACGATAAGGAAGTAGATATTTCTGCATTCCCGGAGCTTGAAGGATGCAAGAACATCAAAAATAACGCTCATTTCCTGCCCGCAGTGCCTTTGATGTTCCGGCGGTCAACTATCTACCCCGGGCGCGGAAAATCAATCTATGACGGCAAGCTCGATGATTTTGATGCCTTTGACGAGGTGTTTTCTCAGTGGATGCTCGCCGTGCGCAAAGGTCAGATAAAGGAGTACATACCAGTCGACCTGCTGCCGCGCAATGTCCGCACCGGAGAGGTTCTCGAAAGTAATGACTTTGATAATGATTATATCCAACTGCAGGGCAGCATGGCGGAGGGCGCGCAGCAGAAAATCGAGACGACACAGGGCACCATCCAGTATGAGGCTTTGCTGTCCTCGTACTGCACCGCGCTTGACCTCTGTCTGCAGGGCATAATTTCCCCGTCCACGCTCGGCATTGACGTTAAAAAGCTCGACAACGCCGAGGCGCAGCGCGAAAAGGAAAAAACTACGCTTTATACCCGCAACCGGGTCACCGATGTCCTCAACAAGGTAATACGCGACCTTGTTCAGGCGTCTCTTGATTTTTACTGCACGCTCAACGGCCGCGAGAGCAAAGAGGTTGAAGTCACCGTTAACTTCGGCGGTTACGCGAACCCGTCCTTCGAGGCACAGGTTGAGACTATCGGCAAGGCGGCAACCAGCGGCATAATGTCGACCAAGACCCAGGTCGACGAGCTTTACGGCGACGACAAGGACGACGATTGGAAGGCGGAAGAGGTCAAGCGCATAAAAGAGGAGCGCGGTATCCTCGAAATGAACGAACCCGCGCTGAACGATTTTGAGTGAGGTAACAGATGAGCGGCGTTGATTTTGACAGAGAGATAGCACAGATCTATCGCGATATGGAGCTTTATCTCATCGAGTCGATGCAGCGTAACCTCGCCCGTCATCTTGCCGAGGAGGCAGACGCCGGGCTCAGATACCCTCAGTGGCAGGCGGAAAAGCTCAAGGAGCTGAAACGCTACCAACGCGAGAACCGGCAGATTATCAACAGCCGAACTCGCGGTCTGTCGGACAGAGTATCGGAGCATATGAAAGCGGAGCTGCGGCAAGGCTCGAAGCATGAGCTGAAGCGCTATAAGAAAGCCCTCGGCAAGGGCTATAAATCCGCAAAGACCATGCGCAAAAGCTTCTTCAAGGTCAACGACCGAAAGATAAGCGGGATGATTAATGCCCTGCAAAACGATCTCAGTGCGGCAGATACTGCCGTGCTGCGTATGATGAACGACACCTATCGACAGACCATCTTTCGGGCAGGAATGTATGCCTCAAACGGCGTGATGACCGAAACACAGGCATACGATATGGCTGTGAAAGACTTTCTGGAACGCGGAATCAACTGCATCGAGTACCGCGACGGACGCAGGGTCAACATCGCGGACTATGCTTCGATGGCCGTTCGAACGGCGAATCAGCGGGCATATATGGTGGGTGAGGGTGAATTCCGCAAAAGCATAGGCGAGACGCTCGTAATTATTTCGCATCACGCTTCCGCCTGCAAACTCTGCAGACCGTTTGAGCGTAAGGTGCTCATTGATGATGTGTATTCCGGCGGCAAGCCGGACGACGGCGACTATATGCTGCTGTCCGAGGCGATGAAGCTCGGCTTGTTCCATCCTCGTTGCCGGCACGGACTCGGAACCTATTATCCGGAACTTGAAGAAATCAATCACTACAACAACGAGGAAAACGATGTTTCCGATTACGGACGATACAACCGTGCGCACATAGAAAACATGGTGCAGCGGTACAAGCGCCTGACAGTCGGCAGCGTCGATCCCGAGAATGTGGCGAGATATCAGGCGAAGCTCAAAGAGTGGGAGCGAAAAATATCACCCTATGGTGTTGAAAAATTCAAAAAAAGTGATATAATAAATATAAGCCAGTTTAGAACTACGGATGACCCATTGCGAGAAGCACTCGGAAGCGCAGAAGATTCAAATCCAAAGGAAATAAAGGCGATTAAAACTCATCTTGAGGAGATAGGAGTCTCGTTAATCAGAACGAAGGCTGAAAAACTTTCGTATTCACCGGGTCTATCAAAAGGTCAACCTGGAACTGTCTATATTTCTGAAAATGCGAGCTACGGTGCGTGGCTTCATGAACTTAGGCACGCAGAAGACGATATGAAAGACGGATGGCTCGGGATGAGAGTTTTTCAGAACCCGGAAAAATGTATTAAGCGTGAGATCGATGCTTATCAGGTGGAAATAGATCTGGCAAAAAGTATCGGAAGAAACGATATTGCAAAAAGATTGGAGGTGCTCCGTGATAATGAAATCAGTAAATACAAACAACAGTGTTAGTTCTCTTATATCGAGAATGTCTGCGAATGACATGAATGCGGTGTTATTAGGTGCTAAGTCAGATATCCCGATCCTTAATCTAAATGCCGTTATTTTTGGCGCAAAATCCAGATGTACATCGCCAGAATTTATTGAACTTCTTAAAACAAAAATGCTTGATTCGGGTGTTTCTTTTATGGGGATGCCTCTTGAAAGTTTTGCGACGGCAGCACTCGATGTTCTCGGAGTTCAAGAGTACAATGGAACCGACGATTTTATTTGTAAGTTGATAAATTCAGGCTTTAATCTGTAATAGTTTAATTTAATAATCACAGCGTTTTGCATTCAAATGCAAGACGCTGTTTTTATATATCCAAAAAACGTTTGCCTGTATCGTAAAACAGGGTAACAGTTGACCTTAACTGAGAAAAGGAGTGTAAAAAAATGGCAGAAGAAAACAAGAATGTTGAAACCACGGAGGGGCAGGGCAACGAGGAGCAGAACGAGCAGACTCAGCCCGAAAAAAAGTACACCGACGAGGAAGTAAACAACATCAGCGTCAAAAACAGCAAGAAGGCAGTCGCCAAGCTTATGAAGGAACTCGGTATAACCGAGAAGACCGACAGGGCAAAGGTCAAAGAGCTTATCGAGAAGGCGCAGCTTGATAAGCAGGAAGAGCCGGAGACGGACGGCGCGGAGCAGAACTCCCGAGCAGCCGCCGAACTCGCAGAGGCTCGTGCAATGGCCGAAGGCGCAGTCCTGGAAGCTGTGATGCTCGCGGCACATGTCAAAGCAGACAAGGTGTCTAAGGCGGTCAAACTCATCGACCGCGCGGACTGCCTCGACGATGACGGCAAATTCAGCCGTGAAAAAGCTTCCGCCGCAGTCGCCGAACTGCTCAAAACGTGGACAGAGCTGACCGATAAGGCTGAGGACGGGGGACCCGGATTCAGCATAGGCGGGGACGGTCAGGAAGACAAGAGCAAGAAAGCACCCGCCAAGAAGACAGCTCAAAAGAGTTGGAACAGATTTAACTACTAAAGGAGTGTTGAAAAATGCCTAACACGGCAAACTACGCAGAAAGATGGGAGCCTGAGCTTCTCGAGATCCTCACGCAGGATTCGCTCATTTCTCCCTTTATTACGACTGCAGTGAAGTGGCTCTCGGCAAAGACCTTCCACTTTACCCAGATGTCGACCAGCGGCTATAAGAGCCACAACAGAAACGGGGGCTGGAACCGCGGAGTCTTCGTGCAGACGGATGTTCCGTTCACCGTCACGCACGACAGGGATATAGAGTTCCTTGTCGATAAACTCGATGTCGATGAGACCAATGCGACAGCGTCGATGGAGAATATCTCCAAGACTTTTGTCCGCACGCAGGAGGTACCCGAGGCTAACGCCCTCTTCTTCTCCCGCGTCGCGGCGCAGGCAAAGAAGCTCGACGGCTATCATACCGAAACAAAGCTCAGCGATTATACCACTGCCAATGTCTTCACCAAAATCAAGAAGGCGCTCGGCTCCGGCAAGCTCCGCAGATACAAGGCGATGGGTGCGCTTGTCGTCTACGTTAGGTCTGAGATAATGGATCTGCTTGAGGAGAGCACCGAGCTTGCAAAGAAGATAGAGATGACCCAGATAGCGGAGGGCGGCATCGGCATCGAGACCCGCGTCACAAAGATTGACGGTGTGCCGGTCTTCGAGGTCATCGACGATGAAGTGTTTTACGACGCCTTCGATTTCGACGGCGAGGATGGCGGCTTCGCGCCGGCAGAGACGACCTATAAGGCATCAGCCGATACCAGCGTTGTGGCCGGTAAGACCTACTACACCAAGAGCGGTAAAAACTATACCGCCGTCAAGAGCCCGACCGGCAATCCGTCCACTTCGAGCTACTACGAGGTTGATGCTGCCGGCTCGAAGAAGATCAATATCCTGATTGCTTCGCCTCTTACCACGAAGTTCGTGCCGAAGGTCAACAGTATTTACTTCTTCGCACCGGGAGCGCACACCGAGGGCGACGGTTGGCTGTATCAGAACCGTGCTTTCTCCGATGTATTCGTATTCCCCAACGGCAAGGATAACAAGGTCGACAGCGTGTTTGTCGACACCGATATCGCTTGACGGAGTTGATGCATAATGTATGCTGACGTCAATTTCTACTTAGAATCTTTTCACGGTACGCAGGAGGCTTCGTGTGAAATCGAAGCCTCTTTGTCTTTGGCCGAGATAAAGATTGACGAAGCGACCTTCAACCGCATCAAAGGGCGCGGTTTTGAAAACCTTACCGAGTTTCAGCAGGAAAAAATCAGGCTCGCCGCATGTTACCAGGCGGATTATATTCACGAAAACGGATATGACGGCTCGGGTATACAGAGCTATAGCGTGCTTGACATAAGCGTTACGGTCAAGGATTCCGGCAAGGTCTACGAGCGACTCGGAATGAGTCCCGTAGCGTATGCCCTGCTGCAGCAGACCGGACTTACAGGGAGGATATCATGATGGCAAACAGCATTAAGAAACTGCCGTTCCCGGATTTCCTTTGCGTTACGCCTTGCGAAATACGGCTTGACGAGCCCGACATCAGTGAGGACGGAGAGCCGAAAACTCACGCCCCGATAAAAGCCTCCTGCATCTATTCCGAGCGCAGGAAACGGCTGTACGACAAAGACGGTAAATATACCGAGCTTGTCGGCAAGGTTATCGTAAAAGGCGATATTGCGCCGAAGATGCGCGAAATATCGAGCGGTACGATTACCATTCACAAACGCGAAATGACAATCTATTCGGGCATCAGAGCTAAAAATCCGGATGGTACGGTGAATCATACGGAGTTTGAGCTGAAATGAAGGTCACAGTGAAGCTCAACACGGCAAACATAAACCTCATTGAAAAAGCAATTTCCCGCAACCTGGTAAAAACGGCAGACGCGCTGAAGACGGATCTTCAGCAGGCGGAGACGATGCCGTTTAAGACCGGACAGCTGCAGAACCGCTCCACTTTCATCGACGACAAAGAAGCGGCCACGGGCAAGGTATATATCGTGTCCGATACGCCGTATGCCCGCAGGCTTTATTTTCACCCCGAGTACAATTTCAATCGGACTGAAAACAAAGCGGCGGGCGGAGCGTGGTTCGAACCGTATATCTCCGGTCAGAAAAAGGATTATGCAAAGCGGGTCTTCGCGAAATTCATGCAAAGGAGCTGCGGCGGATGACGCTGAAAGTATTAAAAGACTTTTTTAAAACCGCATACAGCTGGACGGACACTATCTCCATCGGGAAGATAGACGACGACGCTGAGAGAGCGATTTGTTTCTATCACTCCCGAGTCGGCTCGGCAAAGGTGCAGACTGTGGGCGGTAAAGTCAACAGAAGCTACGGCATGCTGTCTGTTACGGTTCTGCTGCGCTGGACACGAAATGCAGATGCAGCCGAAAACAAGGCGCAGAGCATTTACGACTTTTTCGATGAGAAAAACTTTGAAATCGACGGAAAAAGGGCATTCGTTATCTCCCGCTATGACGGTCCTATTGACTTGGGGACAGACGGCAACGGAGTATATGAATATTCTTTTGAATTCGATGTCTATTACGACAAATAAAAAAGGAGTGAAAATATGGCTAATTTTTCAGGAGTTTTCCCAGTGTATGATCTCGACATCGAGATATGCACAAGCGGCTCGACATTTGCGCCGATAGCCGACATGGAAAATGCAAAGCTTTCGATTGAGACCGGCGTAGAGACCTGGAGCTCAATCACCGAGGACGGCTGGCAGAGAGCGCTGGCGACCGCGAAGTCATACACGCTTTCCATGAGCGGCAAGCGCAATGTAGGTGACCCCGGCAACGATTATATTGCAGGACTCGCGCTCAAGAACGGACGCGACTGCGATTCCAAAATCAAGGTGACATTCCCCGACGGTGCGACGTTTACCGGCGATGTCGTCGTGTCGGTCAGCGATTATGCCGGCGACGATGCGACCGCCGTCAATCCGCTGGCGTTTGACCTTATCAGCAACGGCAAGCCGACCTACACACCGGCTACGGGCTCATAATTTTCGGGACTGCTGCACAATGCGGCAGTCCTATTTTTATCCAAAATCTCAAAGAAGGAGCGAATCAATATGAGAATAATCGATACAGGCGACGCCATTCTTTCGGGCGACAATCATCCGCAGCTTAAAATCGGCGACAAGCTTTACCTTGTCGATGACAGAAAGTCCACCTGGGACAAGATTCAGCAGGTGCAGAAAAGGGGCGGCGATAATGCCGATGCCGAGATTCTCGCCCTTGCGCTCGGCAAAGAAGCGGTTGCCGAGCTGGTAAACAACAGCGATATATCTGTGTCAGGTTATACGAATCTGTCATTTTACGTTATGGCAGCCATAACCGGCGAGGACTATGAAGATCTCAAGAAAGCAGCCAAAGAAAGAAAAAACTAACCGAAGAAGCCTATTACGACGAACAGTTTGACGAGTTGCTTATTGTGGCGTCATTCGCCAAGCAGTACGGTATTAGGCTTCTGACGGAAGACATATCGGTCAGGGAGTACAGGAAACTGCTGGCAGGCATTATGCACGATACGCCGCTCGGATATGTTATCTCGGTCAGATCCGAAAAGGACCCGAAGAAGATACGCGAGATGACGAATGCCGAGAAGGATATCCGCCGAAAGTGGCAACAGTTCCGTGCTGCTAAGGCGGATCCTGTGCAGTATACGATGACCGTGGAACAGTTCCAACAGCTCTTTAAAAATCTCGCAGGGGGGTGAGAATATGCCTTTGGGCACAAATGTCGGTTCTGTTTTCTTCGACATAAAGGCGAATCAAAGCGCGTTCAAAAAAGAAATAAAGGGCGCCGCAGGACAGGCTCAGAGCGTGTTTTCGTCCGCGATGGGCAAGGTCGGCAAAGCAATAGGCGTTGCGTTTTCGGCGGCCGCCGTCGTTTCTTTCGGCAAAAAGTGTGTTGAGGTGGCGAGCGAGACACAGTCCGCATGGGTGGGTCTGAGTTCCATTCTGAACGGGCAGAAGAAGTCTTTCAGCGAAGCGAACGGATTTATCCAGGATTATATTTCTGACGGTCTTGTGCCTCTTAACAACGCTGTGACGGCATACAAGAACCTCGCGGCTCGCGGGTACAATACCGAGCAGATAGAAAAGACGATGACCGCGCTGAAAGATGCCGCGGCGTTCGGCCGTCAGGCGTCTTATTCATATGGTGATGCCATCTCCACGGCGACGGAGGGTCTGAAAAACGAAAATTCTATCCTTGTTGACAACGCAGGTGTTACCAAGAATGTGGCGAAAATGTGGGAAGATTATGCCAAGTCTATCGGCACAACAACAAACGCACTTACGCAGCAGCAGAAGATAGAAGCCGAAGTCAACGGCATCATGGAGGAAACAAAGTGGCAGACAGGCGACGCTGCAAAATATGCCACTACTTTCGCCGGCAGGGTCGCAAAACTGTCTGCGACATTCACGTCATTAAAAACAGAAATCGGCAATGTGATAATACCGATACTAAACCTTTTTATCCCGGCAATTCAGACCGCGCTTGACGCGCTGCTGAAGTTTTTGGGTCTGCTGAAAACGGTGATGGCATCAATCGGGCTTGAGATGCCCGATGTGACATCCCTTGGCGGCGTAACTGCGGGGGCAACGGAGGCCGCCGAGGCTATTGACAACACCGGCTCGGCTGCCGAAAAAGCCGCGAAAAAGGTCAAAAAAGCCTTCGCTTCTTACGATGAGATAAACGTGCTGAGCAAGTCAAGCTCGTCGGATACAAGCGCTGGTGGCTCTTCAGGAGTGGCGGCAGCTGATCCTACAACCTCAGCAATAACGAGCGGAGTTTCTGCTGTCGATTCCAGACTTGATGAACTCAAAGAGAAGCTTTCGACTTTTTGGAGCGGTTTTGCGGCAGGTTTTGAAAAGGAACGCGAAGAACTGAAAAGACAAATTGAGCAGACGAAAGCGCTAATCAAAAGAGTTTGGCAAGATCTGCGCAAGCTCGAATCGCCGATAAAAAATTGGGCATCAACGGATTTGAAGGACTTTTTTGAAACCTTTTGTCACGCTTCGGCTGACATCTTTTTAGGTCTATATGACAGTGTAAACGCCGTTTTTAGGGATCTATGGAATGTTGCCGTGTATCCGAGGCTTCAAAAATTTGTAACAAAAGGTTTGCCTGTGCTCACGCAGTTTTCCACCGAATGCGTAAAAACCTTGCAGACGCTGTTTGAGTCCGTGAAAGAAATATTTGATAAGACCTGGCGCGAGGGAGCAGTACCGGCACTGCAGTTTTTCACACAGGTTTATCAGGATACATGGGACATTGTATATGACAACTGGCAGACATACGGAGCCCCGATTTTTGATAATGTCAGAGCAGCCATTGAAAATACAAAGAATTTGTTCCTGAATGCTTGGAATAATTACATGAAGCCATGCTGGGATGTCATAATGGGGACGGTTACAAGACTGTGGACTGACCATGTAAAACCGTTAGCTGATAACCTCACTGGCTTCGTTGGAGAACTGATACAGGATGCGCTTGAAATCTATAATAAGGTTATTGTACCCATTGTAAAATGGGTGCAGGATTATCTTTATCCCAAATTTGTAAACAGCTTCCGCGATATGATGAATATAGTCGAGCCCATAATAGCGGGATTTATAGATTGTGCGAACGGGATAATTACAATACTGAAAGGTATTGTACAGTTCTTAACCGGTGTTTTCACCGGAAACTGGTCAAAAGCGTGGGACGGTATCAAGAACATTTTTAAAGGTACTATTGATACTATGTCGGCGGTTATAAAGACACCGCTCAACATGATAATAGCCACGTTTGAGAATCTCGTGAACCGTATAGGCAGCGGCATAAACAAGCTTATCAGGGGATTTAACTCGATAAAATGGAATGTGCCTGACTGGGTTCCCGGCATAGGCGGTAAGTCTTTAGGCTTTAACATAAGCCAGATTCCCACTATAAAGCTGCCTCGCCTCGCGCAGGGCGGTTGGGTGGCAGCCAACAATCCGCAGCTTGCCATCGTCGGCGACAACACCCGTGAGGGCGAAATAGTGTCGCCCGAGTCAAAGATTCGCGAGCAGGTTGAGCTTGCACTCGCCAAGGCGGGCGGCTTTGCCCAAAAGGTTAAGCTGCAGCTCGAACTGCTTATCCGCTATCCCGACGGACGCACGATAATCAAAACTATCAACGAAGCCCAGATAGCCGAGGGCAGGATTCTTCTGGAGGTGTAAAGCGTGGAAAAATATGAAGTGCTTATAAACGGCAGCATAACGCTCACCGCCGACGGGATAGGCTGGGAATATCCGCAGACTGACTCGGAAGGGTCGGGCGCGACCGATGAAAATTTGATGATCCGCGAAGTTCTGCCGGAGCGCGACAAGCTCATTCTGACATTTGAAAAGGATAAGACCGAGGCGGAGATCAGGAAAATTCTGCAGGTCAGGGCGATGACCGAATGTACTGTAAAATTTTATGATCTTCGTGCCGGTACGTTTTTGACCAAGACGATGTACCCGGTTTCTGATGCAGTGACGGCACACGCGCTGATTAACGGCGAATACGTCATTGAGGCGTTTGAGCTGCGTTTCGTTCAGACCGTTCCGAACAGTTAAGGAGGACAAAATATGTACGCAGCGAGTACAAGCTATAAAAACTACATAGCATCCTCCAGGGTCCGTGTGCCGAAGTCAAAAATAGTAGTCGGAAATGCGACTTATACCGGACAGCAGTATTTGAAAACATACCCGAAGATATCGCATTCCAACAGCAAAATGATAGGCGGGTTCCCGGCGAAAAGCTGTGAGTTTGAGATATACAATCTCGACGGGTCCATAGACCTGAACGGAAAAGAGGTATCTGTATATCGTGGACTCGAGATAAACGGTTCGGTGACATGGGTTCCGATGGGTCTTTTTACTGCCAAGGACGAGGACATTACAAACAACAAAACTGCACGGTCGATATCTTTCAAAGGTACTGACCGTGCAGTGCTTTTTGACTGCGCGTATGGCGGCAGCCTGACTTATCCGACAACATTGGGCGCTTTCGTGCGGGAGATATGCGCGCGTCACGGCATTACGCTCGAGACAACGACTTTCCCGATGTCGACTTTTAAGCTGACAGAAGCGCCGAATATGGACGCCTCAGTTACAGACCGAGAGTTGATCTCCCGCGCCGCCGAACTCGGCGGCTGCATAGCGCAGATAAGCCGTACCGGGGGACTGCGCATAAGCAAGCCGGTCAGTACGGGTATTCAGATAGGCAAGGCGCGGTATAAGGCGGTTTCAAAGGAGCCTAAGTTCGGCGTTATAAACTCATTGGTCTTCGGGCATGACGGATATGACGACGATATCACATACCCGTCAACCGCACCGGAGAATCTTTGCCAGTGGCGCATAGACGATAATCCTTTCATCGACAAAACGCGGGAGAGCAGCATAAAAACCGTTGCAGCGCAGATCTTCGGTATGTCAATCGTGCCGTTTCAGATAACCGACTGTATTGATGATTATATTCTCGACCTGAATGACAGCATAAGCGTCCAGGATAAGGACGGGACATATTTCACGGCTACGGTGCTGCAGATAGAAACTACTGCGCGCATCAAGTCAAAAGTGTCCGCAGAGGCTCAGATAGTCAAGAAAACTGATTACAAGATGGCAGGCAGCGTTATGCAGACGCTCAAAAAGGTGCAGCTGCAGGTTGACCACCAGAACCTGAGTATTCAAACGCTCGTCCAAGACATGAACGGGCTGTCCGGCGAGGTGAGCACGCTGAAGCAGACAGCGAGCAGCATCCAGTCAAAGGTGACAAAGATCGAAGGAGATTATGTCACTTCATCGACTATCGAGCAGCTGAGTAACGAGATAAATATCCGTTTTGATAATCTCGGCTCACCGTCCGAACTGAGCAACGCAACAACGACCATAAATGCGCAGGGCATAAAGGTAAAAGACGGCTCATTTACGGCAGAAAGTGAGGGGTATAAAGCGGATCTATCATCGGGCGTGCTTAAACTTTATCAAAGCACCGGAACTGCGAGTGAGGGCAGCCAGCAGTTTTTTGGCATGGCAAACACGCTTGTCTGGCAGAGTTCAACCGTAGCAAACTGGTATGCGACATTCGCTACGGTCGATTATACGCTTAGCGGCAGTAGCAATGCCGGGTTTCGTTTCGGTAAGTCCGTAAACAATGGCACGGACTATGTAACCTCTGCAAAGCCGTGGGCAGATATGGAGACTGCTTGGCAATACGATTGGATGCGAATAGAGGCGGATGCAACCAAAATAAGAAAAACTCTGATAACCAATCCTCTTGGATACAACCAGTTTGCGGGGTTGAAACATTATAGACCTATCGGCGGATTGGATCTGTATTCGGCGGCGTTTGGCGTTGGCGGACCATCGAATTTACCATCCGGTGCAATAGAGGTCTGTGATAAGAATAACGCTATTATCGCCAGGAGTGATATCTATCAAAACGCTGACGGTGAAATCACACTGAAGCTCACCGGCTCGAAATATACAGGTTATATTATCGTTGGTAATGACGGTGTTTATGTCAGATATGGAACGGGTAAGTCGATTAAAATAGCCCCACAATAACAATCACGAGGTGATGATATGACAGAATCAAAAGCAGTAGAAAAAATCAAATCTCGCATAGCCGAGATCGAAGCCGAACAGAAAACTTATGAGAATTGCCGCATGGTGTGCATCGGCATTAAAGACGAACTCAACAAACTGCTGTCCTCGCTCGAAGAGGACGACAAAGACCGGGAAGCAGGTGAAATTATTGTTGAAGAAGATGAGACAGTGTCGGCTTAATTTTGCCGATAACCGATATGACTGCGAAGCCGGAATAATAGGGGAACATTACGCCACGGAGCTTATTGTTACTCCACCGGCTATCATGCCGACAGAGGCAGTGTATCGCCTTTGCTTTGAGCCAGGCGGTCTGTCGGAGATAATTTTACAGACCACGGACGGAGCATTTTCATATCCTCTGCCGTCGGCGGTCACGGCAACACCCTGCTGCTGCGTAACGCTTATCGGATATGTCGGCAGTGAACAGATTTATAAGTCCAGAATGGTGAGACTGCACTTTTCTCAAACGGCGGACGGTGACGCCGACATAGATCCGCAGCAGCCTGGGATTATAGCGGAGGTCAACCGTAACACCGCCGCACGGCACAGCCATGATAACAAGTCGGTCATTGACCTGTTGACCGCCGATGATACTGGCACGCTGCTGTACGATGGCAAGGTTATAGGTGGCGGCGCATCAACAGCAGAGGACATCAGCTACACGCCGTCAGAAGATATTCAGAACGAATTTCCGGAATTGGCCGAGCTTGAGTCTGACACAGTTAAAAGCGGACTTGATGTCGCAATGTATTATGCGTTTGCGGGTATGTTTGCAAAATACATCCAGTGTGATGTTCAAGCCGCAACAGGCACAATTACAGTTGATTTGCAGTCTGTTATGGACGGCTGGCATCCGGTGCTGGAGCAGGCGCATGAGCATGATAACAAAGATACACTTGACAAGCTCTCTGTCTCAAACGGCAAGCTCCAATATAACGGCTCTGATGTCGGCTTAAAGGGTGACAAGGGTGACACTCCCGTCAAAGGCACGGACTACTGGACGGCGGCAGACAAGGCGGAAATAGTCGCGGACACTCTCGCCGCTCTGCCGACGTGGACAGGAGGTAGTTACTGATGGCGTTTGACAAAGTAATTGACTCCACCCAACTTGATGCAGCCATGTCCTACACAGCCAACCGCATCCGCAACAAGACAGGCGGCACAGACCAGATTATGTGGGACTCCGCCAAAGGTTTTGGCGACGCAGTTGACGCTATAACAGGCGGCTCTTCCGCGCCGGAGTCTGACCCACGCGAAGTTTATCAGGGGACACGCCCTGCCGAATGGCTTAGACTGCCGGATTATGACAAGGTTGCAAACAGGACGATGTATTGTCTTGTTAAGTTGTTTCCAAACGGCACTAACAAAGTATCATTTGGGTTTAGGTGCGAAGGTACTTGCACAATGTATGCCGGAAAAGTTGTCAACGGTGAGTTTGTGGCATTTGAAAACGACGAGCCGGTGACAGTGACAGGCACTGGCTATGCCGGAGACCACATTGTGACTCGCGTTTTTAATTACGCAGATTATACCGATACAATGAGCGACGGCACGAAGCAGCTGGTCGTCAAGTTGGAAACGTCGGGCTGGTGGTATCGTATTTGGTCGGATACAAGAACGGGAAGCTATTATATAAATGATGGTGTAGTGGATATGATTCTGCGAAAAGACGACGATCAGGCAAATACATTTACGACACCGGGAAACTTGATGGGATGTCGGTATTTTTACAACTTTGGTAATAAGATTTCAGACTGCTTCAAGGCAGTTGAATATGTCAAAACGCAGTCGGGGATTTGTGAGCCAACTACAAGGCTCTACATAACCACACTCAAGAGCTTCTTGGGAACGGTTAAAATGACAAGTTGGTGGGAGACCTTCCGGCAATGCACGAGTCTCCAAGAGTTAATCTGCGATATCAGTGATACGACAGGTTGGACTAACCCGTTTTATCCGTCGATGGCGTGCTATTCTCTTCGCAAACTCCTTTTTGTGGGTGGAGAGAGCCTGACGAGTTTTCCGGGTGATATAAACCTCTCGAATACATCGCTCGAAGCGGACGCGGTGCTTGCATTTTTTAACACCTTACCGGATATATCCACATCGGAAACGGCACGGACAATCACGCTCCAAAGCACACCCGCTGCAGCGGAAGGAATCCCAGAAACCACGCTTGCGGTGGCGACAAATAAAGGATGGACGGTGGTAACAGCATGATAATCAACGGAAGCACACTCACGGCGGACAAAGGTAAGGTCTTGCAGAAAGGCGATGTTATCGCTGTAACCGTCCACCTCGGGGTCAATGACAAAGTAGACAACTGGACGGAAATCGACAAATCCGACGAGGAAATATCCGACTCCGAGGCGCTCGAAATAATAACAGGAGGTGCAGACGCATGACGCGAGCAGAAGCAAAAGCATATCGCGGCAAGATAGACGGCGTTTTGACAAAGGTCACGACAGATGCAGAAGCGCTTGAATATGCCGAGCTTTATCCGCTTTGGAGCGGGTATGTCGACTATGCTGTCGGCTGTATAGTCCGCAGACCGAGCGGGCTGTATCGCTGCTACAACGCAATAACGGCAAATCCGACATGGTTGCCGGAAAACACCCCAGCGCACTGGGAGCCTATCACGGTCGGCGAGGACGGCACGATAGATAATCCTATTACAGCGGCGGCTGGCATGAGGTACTATAAAGACCTATATTATGCTGACGGCGGCAAAACATACAAGTGCATACGCGACGACAGCGGCGGTCAAGGTACTATACTGCACTATGTACCGTCGCAGCTTGTGGGCATTTACTTCGAGGAGGTGACTACATGAGCGGTGTAAACATCTTCTTGACGATTCTTAGTGCGTGCGGGACTATATGCGCAATAATCTTTGGCTATATCGCCTATAAGCGGAACGGTAGGAGCGATAACAAAGATGAGGGCAAAAAAGATGGTGTCGTTTTAACGGAGCTTGGCTACATCAAAAGCGGAGTCGACGACATCAAAAGAAAGCAGGAAAAGCAAGATGACCAGATAGGAAAGGTGGTCGAACGGCTGAGTTCTGTCGAATCGTCCGCCAAACAGGCGCACCACAGGATCGATACGATCGAACAGCAGATGTATAAAAAATAAGGAGGTTATTTATCATGACAAACAAAGAACTCGCAGCGAAGGTGAAAGATATCGCGCTGCACTACAAGACGCTTTATGTGAACGGCTGCTTCGGCGCACCGCTTACGGCATCCAACAAACAGCGTTATTGCAACAATAACGACTACAACAGAGACCCGAGCAGAAAGAAGATGATAAAAGCGGCATCAGCTGACACCTTCGGTTTTGATTGCGTCTGCCTTATAAAGGGCGTGCTTTGGGGTTGGACAGGCGATAAGTCCAAACCCTACGGCGGCGCGAAGTACGCTTCGAACGGTGTGCCGGATATCAATGCGGATACGATGATCCAGAAGTGTACAGGCATCAGCACAAACTTCAGCAAAATCGAAATCGGAGAAGCCCTGTGGTCTCCGGGGCATATCGGCGTGTACATAGGTGAAGGGCTTGCAGTCGAGTGTACGCCGCGCTGGAAGAACTGCGTGCAGATAACCGCCTGCAATTGCGACAAACCCGGTTACAATCGCCGCAACTGGTCGAAGCATGGTAAGCTGCCGTATGTCAACTATGTCGCTGGCGCGGCGCAGACGAAGCCTCAGGGTACAAGGAAATCTGTCGATGAAGTTGCGCACGAAGTAATCAACGGTCAGTGGGGCAACGGTGCCGACCGTATGACGCGCCTGCGCAATGCCGGGTATGACCCGAACGAGGTTCAGAAGCGTGTAAATGAAATCGTTTACAGTCAGAAAAAGCCGGCTAAAAAATCCGTTGACACCGTTGCCCGCGAAGTTATCGCCGGTAAGTGGGGCAATGGCGCGATTCGAAAAATCAGACTCAAAGCGGCGGGCTATGATCCTGCCGAAGTTCAGAAGAAAGTAAATCAGCTGCTTAAATAAGGAGGACAAGCACATGGAATACATAAAAGCATTTTGGGACAGCTGTGGAATGGGCATTCTTTGCACCATTCTGACAGCTATAGCATCATACCTCGGCGTATGCGCGAAGAAGCTCTTTCAGAAGTATTTTGACGACAAGACGAAGAAAGCGGTTGCCAAGACCTGCGTCGAGGCTATCGAACAGCTCTACAAGGATCTGCACGGTCAAGAGAAATATGATAAGGCTGCTGAAGCAATCGTTGAAATGCTGAATGAAAAAGGCATAACGATTACCGACCTTGAGCTGAAAATGCTGATAGAAGCCACGGTGAGCAAATTCAATGAAGCGTTCCGTAAAGACTACGGATTTGATGATGTCACAGAGGAGGTAACAAAATGATAACTGCTATTGTTTTTAACCTCATGAACATGCTCGGGCTTTATGGAGCTTGGGCGGTCGTACAGATTCTCAAGCTCTTCGGAGCGATTTAAAAACAACCGGGCAGGGGGATTTCCCTCTGCCCGGTTTTCTGCTTTATAAAGAACGCAGCCCTCGGTCTGATAGCCGAGAGCCACAAGAAATAGGATATAGAGCCGGAGGCTCTTTAATTGCATTATAGCATGATATGCTTTAAAAATCAAGCAATGTTTGCTCAGGTAAAAATCGACCGTTACTACAGGGTTACTACGGATTTCATTTTGAGTGCATTGAAATAGAAATGAAAAAAGCCTTGAAACCGTTGATACACAACGAATTCAAGACTTTCTCTTTTGGTGATCCATCGGAGATTCGAACTCCGGACACCTTGATTAAAAGGGATAGTTGATTGCACGAAAAACGTTGAGATATATAGGTAAACGCGAATGTGTGTTCACAATTTGTTCCCAACCGTTAAAAAATCACGTGCGCTCAGTTATAACAAATTGACCGCTTTTTGAAGCTGATCGATGTCGACATGGGTGTAGACTTTATTGGTAACGACTTCCGAAGAGTGTCCCATGAGTCGCTGAATATCCCATTTATCTGCGCCGTTGCGGTGCAACATAGAAGCAAATGTGTGCCTGGTCGCGTGAGGCGTCAGGCGAGGCAAGTCGAGCGCCTCAAGTGTAGGGTAGTACCATTTTGCGCGAAAGTAGCGCGCTGTTACCGGGACGAGTTTGCCGTTGTGCTCATGGCAAACTATTGTCGGTCCACCTTTATCGAGCCACTTTTGCAGATACGGCATTACTTTATCGGAGACCGGGACAACTCTATTCTTTCCGGCTTCGGTCTTTTCGCCGCCGCGAAGAGTATGATTTGCGGCATCCCAGCTGAACGGCGTAAGTGCCAAAAATTCATTGATTCTCCAACCCGTGTAGCACATAATCAGAATTAGGTCTGCATACATAAAGCCTTCCTTAGCTGCGGACTCGAGTTTTTGCAAATCGAGATCGCTGAATGGTACCTTTTCTTTGGTTTCGGCTTTTGGCAGCGTGACGAAGGTTGCATAATTTTTGATAACAATATCGTTTTGCACGGCGTAATCACAGAGTAGTGAAGCGAAGAGTTTTATTTTTTGCAGAGAAGAGGCGGAGAGTCCGTTCTGATGTGCCGTGTCAACGACCGTTTGAAAATGGGCGGCTCGTAAATCCTTTACTTTATATGAGCCGAGGACAGCAAGCTTATTCCACGCCGCATTATAATTGTCCTGTGTTTGTTTCGCGAGATTCTTAAATTTCTGTAATTTCTTATACTCGGCGCACAGTTGTGCGAGTGTGATATTTTCAGCCGAAGCCGGAACGTCAATATGCGGAGTCTTATGCCATGCGCCGAGAGCCGTCATTGCCTCTGCCCTTGTGGCGTAGCAGCCTATCAGCTTGCGCTGCTTGTCAAGGGAATATTCGGAACTGCTCTGCGGAGCAAGAACAGCCCAGGGTTTGCGCCGGTTTCCGCTGAGTTTGCGGATCGTTCCATATCCGTTCGGATTTTTCATAAAAAATACCGCTCCTTTGCTTGTACTTTCCCGGAGCGGGTGATATAATAAATATATCAACTCACTCTGTCGTAGGTGTGGTTTGATGCACTGCCCGTTCCTGTTCCCGCAGGGGCGGGCTTTTTTTATTTTATAGGATAAATAGTCACATAGATTTCGGGCTTTCCGTTATCGTCAAAATCGCACTCTTCAACCTTGCCGACGATTCTGCTCGCACCTTCGGCGTATTCGATAGCAGCCTTTGGCAGCTCTCCAAAGTCTAAAGGGCCGTCGGTTACGATGTATTTATCATCATCAACAAAGACCCACACGCTATCGCCGGGGCTTAATACTTCGGCATTTCTTGCGCGCGAGATGCCTTCGCCGTCTTTTTTTGTAACTCCGATAAGCTTAAATGTCCGACCTTTGAAATAATCCAAGTCCTTATAAAATCCTATGAGAAAGTATGCATCTTCTGTCGTCAATCGTTTAAGGCAGCAGAGCATTTCGTCGCCACGCTCAAGCCAATCGTGGATCATATCCTGCAAGCGTCCTTTGTGCACATACCCTATCTTCTTTCCCTCGAGGTACAGAGCAACGGCACGGGAATCATATTCGTTTTCCGGCTCAAGGACTATATCCAAACTTTTTCCGGTTTTCCCGATTAGGTCGGCAACACCACAAACATCAGGGAGCATAACGAGGTGTGCTTCGTAGCTATATTTAAGTGCTTTACCGTCAATAACATTCGGAAGAAAATGAAAGTTCTGTTTGTCTTTCTCGGGTATAAAAAGCGGACCGGAGCCGGTTCCTGCCGGCTTGACCGGCTCGGAGTCCGGCACAGCTCGGTCGGGGATGTCGACGGAATCAACCGCGGCGTCCCTTTTCTTTTTTGCGTGTCGCAGAATCAGAAATACACAGACGGCAACAGCCACGAGGCCGACCACGATAAGCACCGCAAAAAGAACCGGGTGGGCGCTTTCCTTGATTTTTTCGATAAGTGCCATTATGCCGCCGAGTATAAACATTACCGCGATAATCAACACCCAACTGACTTTTTTCTTACCTTTTGCCATTTATTTGACCTCCAATCTTATTACAAACGTCCGAGGGCTTGTTCTTTATAATAGCTCATAGCTTTTTGCATAAACGGAACGGTCACATCAAAATATTCGGAAAGTTCCCACGATTCCGTGAAACCGTGCTTCACCGCTTCCTCAAGCTCGTCCTCCGGGACGAGCTTTTTTATTGCCCACTTGTCGGCGGCATATTCGTGCTTGGCGCGGATGTCGCAGGCGGCATATATGTTGTAAAAGCTGCCAGTAACACAATGCCCGAGCTCGTGTGCCAAACGAACGCACTCATCGCTGGATGTCTCCAAACAAAATGGGTCAATTCCTATGTAACACTTTCCGCTCTGCCGCATGGCCGACACTGCGCCGATTATTGGCAGAGAGACAGCAAGCACTTCAATGTTCTCTTCTTCTGCTAAATCATACAAGCCGTCAAGACTGCTCATTTTTGTTTCTTTCCCTTTCCAAAATAAACTTTGCAAAATGTTTAACTTCTGCATACATTTCTGGAGTTATTTCTTCTTCGGTTGCGCCGTCAAAAAGTGCGAACATGAGGTCCTCATCGTTGACCTCTTGGGATGTTGGACGCTCTCTCAAAAGTTCGTCAACCGAGGTTTCAAGGCATTCGGCTAATTTCAAGAGAGTCTCGTAGGATGCCTCTCTTTTACCGGTTTCATAGTTGCAATATGCTTGACGGCTTATCCCCAAATAATCCGCGACATTCTGTTGTGACAAATTCTTTTTGTTTCTGTAATATGCCATATTATTCATTTCTACCACCTCAATACTATTATACGCAACATTTTGTTGCTTGTCAATTGTTGCAACAAAATGAAACGTTAATATGCCGAGAAAAGCAAAAAAATAAAAAAATGTAAACAAAATGTTGACATATTGATTTGAACATGCTAAAATCATGTCAACGAAATGAAGCAAAGAGGTGTTTTAAATGAGAACTTATCTCGTAAAAAGACGAAATGAACTGAATCTTTCGCAACAAGATGTTGCCAATTCTATTGGAATCAGCCGACAGTATTTCAATTCAATCGAAAACGGCACGCGCCAAAAGAAAATGGACATCACTCTCGTTGCAAAACTCGCGACAGCTTTGAATCTTACGGTGGAAAATATTATTCACGCCGAAGAAAACTGGCTTAAAGAGCAGAGTGCTTGAGAAAAGGAGCGGAATCAGCATGCGAAAACCTACGACAGAGGAGATCCTCGCCATCAACGGCAGCGTGCCGGTCGAAATGGCGGCGCGGTACCTTGGCCAGTCAAAAGACTTTATTTACTGCGCGATGCAGAAACAGGTCTTGCCGATTGGCACAGCGTATATCCGCGAGAAAGAATGGTGCTACGACATAAGACCGCAGGCGCTCGTAGAATACAACGAGCATGGCGGGGTTATGCAGCACAAGGAGTTTGAACGATTCGTGCGCGCGATGATAGCCAACGCCGTTGAAATGGCTATACTTGCCGAGAACTGAATAAACAACAAAGAAAGGAAGAAAAGAAAATGATTGAAAGCTTAAAAAAGACCCGCGCGGACTTTCAACGCGCATGCGACCGTAACGATGACGAAGAAGTGGCAAGACTGTCCGGCAAGCTGTGCGCAATGCTTGTGCAGGAGATCATGATGGCATTCGGCGGAGTCAGTATCGCCGACAGCGTCGTGATTTTGGCCGCTTGCAAATTGACGGCGATATTTGTCAAGGACGCCGGAAAAAAGCTCGGGCTTTCCGCTGAAACGTTGGAAGCAGGGGCGGACGAACTTGCGGAGTTTGCGAACAAAAGAATCACAAGAATACTGGGCGCAATGCCCGCACGCAAGGAGGTCGACAGCGATGACTAAAGACTTGCTTATCATCGGGGCGGTCGTCGCGCTGGTGGCGATTATGATACTCGCGGCTCTGCCGGAGATAACAAGCGCGATGCCGGAGGTCTATTATGTCGAGCCGACCGAGCCGGAGACGGCGGTGGAGGCAAAGGCGGAAACGGTTTTGCAGTCAACTGCAAGCGTCAGATACGCTCTGACCGCCGCCGAGCGTGACGAAATCGAGCGGGTAGTC